CTGTATATAGTTTTATTGGGTCTGATACATCTACAAATGGAAATGGAGGAGCCAGTCTTCCTGGAACCTTTGCTTTTCTGAGTGGCCAGGCTGCTCCTGGCTCAAAGGGACCTGATATGTATCCCGGTGGTAGTGGAGGTGGTGAGAAAAAGACCAAGCGCGAACAGATGTTTGATTCACAAATGGAGGAGTATATGAAACACCGAGATAACGGAATGCCAAAGGGTCCAGGGCGTGTGTAAAATAAAAATTAATAGTAGATAATGCCAAATTTTAAGACAAGAAAGAATAAGCGTCAGCAAGGTGGAGTAAGTGAAAATATTGCGAAATTACTATCAAAAAATATTAATAATAATTCAAAATCCACATTAAATTCGATAAAGCGTGTTATGAAAGGATACATAGCTTCGCCTTGGAATGCTATTGATAAAAATATCATGAATACTTCAGAATATGGACAAGTTTTGAATGAGTATAAAAAAATTAATCAGACTGTTAATAAAAAAGCTCTTTGTCAATCAAAGATAAATTCAACAAATAAAAGATATCCGTTTCAGCAAAAACTCTGTCAAAGCCACTCTGGTAATCTATTTGAACATAGTCAATGGTCGGCTCTCCAAATACTCAAATGGTCTAACGATAAAGATCCTGTTATGGACGGAGTCGATTTACGAACAGCAATTGTTGCTGCGTTTTTCCACGATATTGGCAAGGGCGGGGACTGTGTAAAAACCTGTAAAGATACTTGTTGGTTAAATATGTATGCGGCCAAAAAATATAATGGAAAAGGGAATGCTATTCATCCGTCATACAGTGGAGATATGATATTAGGCAGTATACCTTTTAAACTATCATGCGAGCAGTGTAATCATAACTGTGAGGTAAATATTAGAGATACAATTACAGAAGCATTTCCTGATATACCGATAAATGAGGTTGCACTTGCTGCTTTTATGCATTGGGAATTTGGAAAGTTAAATATTCCTGGAAAATCTGAAGAAGAAAAGATAGCAATCTATCTCCAAAATTTCAAAGAATCATGTGCAAAATGTGGATTAACTCCTTCAGAGAATCTTCTTAAATTATGTATTGCTGTTGCCTGTGCTGATATTACAGCAGGTACAAATCGGCGTCTCCAACCTAATGTAAATGGTATTGTTCCAGCAAATGAAAAGTTTATTGGAAAAGATCCTTGGGTGATTTTTGGGATGGAGGCAAAGTATTTAGAATACAGGGAAAAGGTATTAGCGGCTTTTACAAATCCCGGGTAAATATCTAAAGATATTCCTATAGATTTTTACTAAGGAGAATGTCCCAACCCAAGTCACGACTCGGCTTTTTTAATGACAAACTGACTGAATTTTTCCGCGACCTCGCCTATGCCTTTCCTGAGGAGCGGGACCTTCAGAAGGCGAGCGAATACATTGATATGGCGAAGCGGTCAAATCCGAGGCTAATCCTTGATATGTTTTATGAGCATGTATACCTGGGTGCTCATGAAATGGTTGAAAAGGACGATGAGGATGGTGTAATTGCATTTGCAAAGCAGAAGATTGAAACACAATATAATGAAATTTCATCAGCGCTCGCAATTTTTGATAAGCACTGGTCAACACTTGATGATACAAATCGCACGGCAATCTGGAAGTATCTCAAGGTGCTGTGTGTACTCTGCGAAAAGGCAAAGGCTGCTGCGTGAAAGCCACCGCGAAAAGCCACTGCGAAAAGCCACTGCGTAAGGCGACAGCGTAAAGGATTCTACATCTTTCTCAAATAGATGCAATCTGTGTTTGTCAAGAAGTATGATGAGTTTTGTACAGACCTCCTTGGTGCCTGCCCAGAACTCACGGCGGAGATTACGGCCGCCAAGGCACTGGCGCCTGAGATGAAGGTGAAGCGCTTCAAGGCCGAAGTGAACGCATCACCGCAGCGCAAGGCTGAGAACTGTCCGAATTTTGTTCTGCCTGGTGTGAAAATCACCAAGGCTATTTGGGCGGAGCTATCCGATAAGACAAAGAGCTCAATTCAGGAGTATCTCACACTTCTCTCCATGTGTGCCCTCTATGAGGGCATGCACGACCTGAGTGGTGCTGACCAGACAGAGTTCCTGAAGGGATTCATGGAGAATATGAAAGAGAAGTTGGCCGGTACGGATTTCAAGAAACTTGCTGAGAAGTTCACTGAGTTTCTGGGAGCAGCGGGCATGGGTGCTGGTGCAGCAGGCGCAGCTGCTGGCCTTGGAGGTATGCCGAATCTTCCCGAGCGTTTTCTCAAGGGTAAGATTGCCAAGTTCGCCGAGGAGCTCGTCCGCGAGTTTTCCCCCGAGGACTTTGGCATGTCTGAGGCGGATATCCGTGCCTGTGAAACGAATCCCATGCGCGCCTTTGAGGTGCTCATGGAAGCCTATACATCGAAGCCTGATATTCTACAGGGTGCGATTAAGAAGATTGCGCACCGCATGCAGGAGAAAATTCAGCGTGGTGAACTCCGTCCTCAGGACCTGGCCGCGGAGGCGGAGGAGATTATGAAGGAGTGCACGGATAATCCTCAATTCACTGAAATGATGGAGGGATTCCGCAATGCCTTCGGATTCGCTGATATGGATACGGCTCGTGAGGCGGGTCGTGAGGGAAATGCCCGACTTGCGGCGGCGCGTGCTCGTCTTCGTGCGAAGCTTGAAAAGAGAAAGGGACAGAAGTAAAACCTAGTAAGCACTAGAGAGGGACATGAAAGTCACACTTTGTGATCCATATGCCTGGGAAGACCCTATGAATTTTCTCCGAAATGCATGGGGAAAGTCATTTCAATGTGCGCAGGGTCGTGCACCGTGCTACAGTGAAGTTACGAATCAAATCATCTTTATCTATCTGTTTGCCTTCCTCGCGACGACGATTGTGGCCATCTTTCTACAATACGGAATGGCCATACCGATTGGCTTGATTTTTACGACACTCTACTTAATTCCCGCCTTCCGAACTCTACAGACGATTCAGGCACAAGGTGATCCTGGTTCAAGTCAAATAGAGAACTTCGATGATGTTGCCCCCACGCAGGCAGCATCTCCGGATGCAATGGAATACACTCGTCCTACGGCATCAAATCCGTTCATGAATGTCTTAGTGAATGAAATCAAGTACAACCCTACGAAGCCGGCTGCACAGGATATAAGCAATCCGAGTGTATCTGGCATGCTCGATGATGTATTCCGTGTTCAGTTCACAAGCGACCCTACGGACGTCTTTGGAAAGACACAGAGCCAGCGCCAATTTGTAGCCATGCCGTCGACCACTGTTCCTAATGACCAGGGGTCATTCGCAGATTGGCTCTATCGCATTCCTGGAAAGACATGCAAGGAGGGCGGTCGTGAAGCCTGCTTACCTGGCACAGATGGAGGCCCTGTTACATGGCTCAATGCTGATAGGTGATTGGCTTCTGTGTAACAAGTTTCGCACCCTTTTTACAACTAAATCGTTTCAATGTTCTGCCCCGAGTCTGTAGTACTGACTTGGTACAGATTGCAATCGCAGCTGACTCACGAGCTGCTGCACCTTTAGCACCCGGTCGTAGCCTTAGAGTCTTCCGCACAGCCTTCACACAACGGCAGAAACGAGTGGCCTGCTTCTCTCTCATTCTAGTTTCACATGCTATTTTTTCCCTTGTCTCAGTCAGAATGCAGATCAACCGGCTTACACACACTCGTGATGACCTCTGCGGAATAGAGTCTTACTACAAGCAGTCCGTAGGTGTTGGTGCGTACTACACTCGTAACCTTGTTCCCGACGCTCGTGTTGTAAATCCCCTCTCCGTTGATCAACTCCAGATCTATCCGAAGGAGGGATACGGCTACAACAATAAGTCAATCGATGTTGATTCAGTGCTTCGCAATCAGCCCGAGTTCAAGAATAACCGCTGCAACATCCGTCCGCAGGCGCGTCCGTTTCTGACGGTGCCTTTTATGGGCACAGGCCGTGGAAATCCGGATGTGGAGACCAATCTCCAGCACAGCGAGATGGTTCGCCAGGGCAAGGAGTGCGGCACAGTTACGGAGCAGGAGTTTGAGGGCCAGTACACGCCGCTCATCCCGACACTGCAGAAGAACATCCAGAACCCGAGGAACCTGGTCCCCGAGGTGGCTGCGAATGGTTGGATCCGCGGCGGTGTTCCCAGCCGCAATTATATCCGTGATGTAAATTGTTAAGCAGGAAAAGAATGGCCGGATATCCGCTCAATGGCCCCTTTGAACAGCCTCCTTCATGGGAAAAAAAGGAGAACCCGCAAGCATATGACCAGTCACCGTTTTACTACGTGAGTGCGAAGCCTAGTCGCAATATGCTTGGTGTCGTGGGAGGAAACGAAGCGAGCCTTATAGTAGGGAATCAAGTGGACCTGGAATCAGACCTACGGAGGATTAATATTCCGAACACTTTTTGCCCCTCACGTCAATATCAACCTCCAAAGGAAGGACAGGCAAAAATACAACGTGATAACGTAAAAACAAAACAGAGCGTGGACACAACGCTTAAGCACTTACCTGCCATTCAGATGTGGGCATACCCTGTCACCTTCGGCCCTGAGCCCTTGAAGACAGATGCATGTGGAACACCTGAGCGCTATTAGAGCGCATAGGCCTGGCGGCCTGAGCGCTATTAGAGCGCATAGGCCTGGCGGCCTGAGCGTTATTAAAACGCATAGGCCTATAGCGGCCTGAGCGCTATTAAGGTAATACGATGATGACTTTGGTCTGAGTATTACCAAATAGCACTATGAAGGTACCATGTCTGGCGGTTTCTAAGAAAAGCCCTATGGCTTTGTCAATTGTAGTGATTTTCAAAATCCCTACATTTGAATAGTAGTAGAATGCTGGCTCCTAAACAACAGGCCCTAACACACCTCCGAAACGACGATTTTCGTCAGGCCGATGACCAGAGAATCACAAGTTATGCGCTGAGATATTACTTAGGTAAGCCGAATCATCAGTGTGATGTTACGTTCCCCGTGGATGCAACAACTCGCATCCAATTTGCAGGTGACAGTTTCCCCCAAGGCAAGTGGCGCACAGACGTAGAGTCTGACTTGAAAAATATCAACCGCATGGGTACGCGTGTCCGTTGTGATGACAAGCAGTATAATCCCGATACGAATGATTTCAACAATACCTACTACAAATCTGCACCCGACATGTCATTTCCGATGACGTTCAACAAACTGATAAATCCTCCATGTACTCTCCGGGCCACGGGATGGAATCGCTGGATTGATGTACCTCATCAACCTCAGGCGACCTTTGAGACACCGTTCGATTTCTACATACCGAGCCGTGACCTTGACAAGGAGCGAAATAAAACGCATTAAAGTTGTCTAGAGTTAGAAGCCATGGAGGTCGCAACTATTTTGGCCCTAGCAGGCCTGGGGTATCTCGTTACCAAAACTACTGAAACTCCTAAAAAGAGAAAGGAGGGCTTTCAGTCCTATGCTTATCCGTCACCCCCTACAAGTGCACTCTCTCAGACCCCTTCAGGTCAATCTCCTAGAACATCGCCTTCACAACTCGATATGATGTATGAAACAAGTTACGGAAAGACTTATCCTTCGCAGCCGAATCCGGCAACAGCATCTGGTCTGCTTCCCACAGATTATGCGCGCACCTCTCCGCAGTTTGTGAATCTGGCTGCAACTCCTGCGATGGAACCCAATCAGGATGGGGGCTCACGCATGTTTACTCCTATACCGCAGTCAATTGATGCCGCAAAACCCTCTGTAGCCATGAATGCTCCTGGAATTGAGGAGAATCCGAACTATCTGAGTGGTGATACCGTGGTCAGTCCGCTCAGTGGTCAGGTGATGTCATCAAAGGACTTTGTTCACAACAATATGCAGCCCTTCTACGGAGGCCGTGTGAAGCAGAACGTAAATGTCGATACAAATGTGAGCATCCTTGATTCCTACACGGGTTCAGGAAGCACACAGATTAATAAGCGTGAAGTTGAATCCATGTTTGACAGCAATAAGTCACCGTTCGGCAATCCCTTCGGTATGGAGGATAACACTGACTTCTTCCAAAGCCGCATGGAGGATCCTGCGATGCGTCGTCGTGATGGTGAGCGCCCGTTCGAGCCCGTTAAGGTCGGTGCAGCGATTGGAGAGAAGTTCGGCGCTACAGGCAAGGGTGGCTTCCAGCAGTATGAGGTCAATGAGCATATGATTAACAATATCCGTCGTACAGATGACCTCCGTACTGCGGACAATCCGAAACTCTCCTACAAGGGCACCGTGGTTCGTGGACAGCAGTTCATTGGCAAGTCGATGGAGAATCCTGGCGAGGTTCGCAAGTACCGTCCTGATGGATTCTACGTGGACCAGGAGGGTGAGCGTTTCGTTGGAGCCTTTTCTGAGGAGTCGCAGCGTGAGACGGCGCGGCCTGTTCAAGTCATGCCGTACACAACACGTACAGATACAACATCTGAGCTCATTGGTCCTGCGGCCAGTCAGGAGTTCGGTGAAAACTACGTGACAGGCTCCTATCGTACGCCAATGCACCAGCAGTTTGGCGGTGCGGGTATGCGTAATGCGGACATGACGACCTATACAAGTGCGAACACGGACGCAGCAGAGAATGACTATGGTAAGTCTGGATATGAGGTGCGCCCTAACGAGCGCTACTACACAGTTGACCGTGTGATGGGTCTGAACGTAACGCCTGCCGATACACAGGCGAATACGGTCCACTATGCGGATGACTCTCGCCCTACGCGCCGTGAGGAGACGAGTGGAAATATCCGCCAGACAGGTACGCCTGTAGGCTATGCAGGTGGTGCGCCGGCCATTACAGTCTGGGACCCGACAGATGTTGCACGCACGACGGTTAAGGAGACAACGGTGAAGTGGGACTACCGCGGTATTGCTGCGCCTGCCGATGGACCGACGCGTCTTACGGTCTATGACCCCGATGATATTGCCCGTCCTACGCAGAAGGCTCAGATTTCAGCGAAGTCTGAGTACTATGGCGGTGTCAAGGCAGCCACGGAGAAGTTCACCAGCCACCAGCAGGCGTACAACATGCGCCTCAATCCCAATAAGGAGGCTGTTGCGAAACTACCGAAGCCGTTTGCGGGCAATGGTGGCCTGGGTACATTTAATTCAAATGTTGTTCAGACATCGAAGAAACTCGATGTGGATATCATTGATGACCGTGCTCTGGCTGTGAATAATGTGGTTGGCCTGCCGCCTGGAGCGGGTGACATTGGTCAGGTGAAGTACCGTGCTCCTCTGAAGCTCGATGTGAGTACAGAGCGTAACATGCAGGTCATGGTGGATGCGGTTAATAACAATCCTCTACAACAGAGTTTACAGAAGAATGCAGAGCACGATGAGGCACTTCTTATGCAGTATCTGAATTCTAGGACATAGATGTAAGTAGAATACCCCTTGTAGAACCATCTCCTTCTATTAAATAAAAATCAATACTTGGTCTTTCTAGAGCTATATCATGTAACTTTTGAAAGAGCATCTTTTCTGGAATTGGAAACTTATCTGCATCAACCCCAGTCCAATCTTCATATACAGAGCAATATATATCCATCATAGAAGGTGTCCCAAACGCAATCCAATCACAAAATGTATCTTCAAACTCACAGAGAACCCGACTTGATTTAGGTATACATAAAAATTCTTTTTTCGAAGCAATACTCTCCTTACATTTTATAAATAGATTTTCTTCAAGGATACAATCCGTTCTATATCTCATAACAATATCATACTGTATATTCATTTTTTGTTCATATTCTTTTCGAATAAGATTTGCTTGAAGAATTGAATACCACATTGGCATACAGCGCGGATATTTATGAAGATGTGTTAGGCTAGTAAAGTCTTCAACTACATACGATACAGGTTTGAATATATTTATCCCATCTATATGACTAAATACAAACATTGATTTATTCCAATTTCCTCTTTCTGCTACTACAAATGTACCAGTAGATGTTGTATCGCGCTTCCAAGTGTGAATAAAAATATCAATCTTAGTATCTGAATCTATACAGATATTTTTAACAAGTTTTTCAACTGACTTATTAAGTACTCTAAAATCGCCTGAAATCTGTAACGCAATCCGCATATATATAGTAATTTCTAATATCCATTTAAACCTAGCTAATAAAGTCTAGTAAAGTACATGCCACAGCCCGCTTGGCTTGTTGCAGGACCCCCAGGTTCAGGTAAATCTACATATATTAGGACTGAAGCGCAACGACGTGGAGTCAATCTTCTTCATTGGAATGCGCGTGTCGACCGTTCCCTACGTGATGGTCGTGACCGTCTTCATATTCAAGTGCGTTCGCGCGAAGCCTCAATTCTCTGGATTGAAGGCGTTGAGGACCTCACACAGGAGGCACAGGCATTCCTGCGTCGCATTCTAGAAACGGCGATGCCCCAGGTACTCTGTATTTTGGAATCCACAGAGCCGTGGCGTATCTCACCACCTGTCCTTTCCCGTTGTATCTACAAGGAGGTGCGCTCATGGAAAAATTCTCTAAAGGCGGAGGCCCAGCCACCCAGCCTTGAGGGTGTGCTGGAAGCCTGGAATAAGGGAGAAGATCCAATTACACTTCTACAGAAGGTCTTGGAGACCAAAGGATTTGTTCCGCAGGAACTTGTTCTTGAGGCGTATCGGCGATGGGGTAATGGCATGAGTCCATGGCTACTTTTAGCGTGGCTGGTGGCTGAGAATAAGGCCGCCACCCGCGTTTAATGGCGTACGATACGAAACCGCTTCTCTTTAGAGAAATATGAACGTCGGTGGAGATTCTATCAATGTGTACGCTGAGGCAAAGACGGAGTACACTCGTCAGCTCTGCCAGATTCTATCACCGGCTTTTCAGATCTATTTTTTGGATTTACTGAAAGTTGCAAAGGACAAGGAGCCCGAAACAAAACGGCTTCTCTGGAACTTCCAGGCACTTCTTCAGGAGATTCCGGACTGGAATCAGGATAAGGTTCTCAGGGAAACGGAGAAGATTCAACGCGATTCGAATTGTGATTATCTGGAGGAACTACTGACTGCCGTCTTCATTGCGCATACAAAGGTTTTATCTGCCATTCGAATCACTACGAAGCAGAAGAAGCTACAGATTACGATTCCGAAGCTCGACCACTTTATCCACCGTACGCTAAGGGAGACGGGTCGTCTTCTGTGGAACAATGCCTTCTTATTTGCTGAGCAAGGCTCCTCAATGGACCGTCAGAAGAATATGCGCCAGGTTGAGGCATTGATTGTAGAGGGTATTCAGCAGTCAATTCGTAGTCTTCTACCGGTCAAGACAATCCTCCGTGAGTATCTAAATGACGATGAAGGCGCTGAAGGCGAAGCGGAGGATGAGGAGGCCGAGACGGAGGTTGTAGCCACAAAGGAGGCTGAGGTTGAGACAAAGCTTGAGGAGAAACCTGAAGAAAAGCCTGAGGAGAAACCGGTTGAGCCTGTACCAGAAATCAAGCCTGAGGCTACTACACAATCGGTACAGGCTCCAAAGAGTTCTATGAAGTCAACTGTAACTGTGAGCAAGGAGGCTGCACCCGAGGCTCCTGAAGAGCAAGGAGGCCAACAGACACTTGTCGTTGATACAGAGCCTACAGTGAGTTTCACAAATATGGATACAATCTTTGATAGCAATGATGTTGAGGGAAATGAAATTGCAACTCACTCCATGTTTGAAGGTGGTGAGGTTGAGCGGATTGAAACAATTGATGCGCCTCCGGAACCGCTAGATGACTTTGAAGACTTAGATGCTTTGTCGAACGCGATTGAGTTTGAGGAAATAATAGCGTAAAAGTTTTCTAGGGGAGGGCAGTAAATGTTTGGCACGAGCACCCCCCTTTTTCTTACAGTTCTGCTTGGCGGTTTAATTCTATCGGCACTTGGAACTGCGCAAACAATCTATTATCAGAAGGAGCCGTTTCAGATGAAGGGTGCCATTCGTGATTTCTGCATTGGAGCCATCATGGTCACTTTCTTATATCAGATGGTTCCTGATTCAGTTGTGTCAGTGGGAACCTTTTTATCAGGATTTAAGATGCCTGAACTGCCGAAGATGTCGGGTGGATCTCCTGCATCTGCGATGATGGTAGGCTCAGAGACGGACTTTGACCTTCAAACTGGAGTTCCGAGATTTTAAATCTAATATTATTTTATAGAAAATGAACGCAAACATGTCTACTGGCAGCGCTAACAGCAACGCGAATATGTCTACTGGAAGTGCCGCAATGAATGTAAATGCAAATAACTATGGTAATTCTATGCAGAAGATGTTTGGTAATACAAATATGACGGGTGGCCGCCGCAACCGCAAGAATCGCAGCACGCGTAAGAATCGCAAGAACCGTGGCACGCGTAAGAATCGCAAGAGCCGTGCGAACCGCCGTTAGATATGATTAGATAGAGTTCAACTCTATTAAATGAAGTCTAAGTAGAAATGACGCACAAGTATGAAGCTACGGCACATGGTGTTATGATGTGGGCAACGGGTGAACTTGAGCATGTTGGTCGTATTGCCAGTATCAAAGATAAGGATATTCAATATAACTATGCTATGAGCACCCTTTTTGGTATGGCCCACCTCAAGGATGCCCTCTTTGAACTGGTTGAAGACCCGGATTATGAACACCAGAAAAAGGATTTACTGAAGACTCATGACAAAGTCATACGCGTCATGAAGCATCTCTGTAAGGAGTATGACCTGGATCTTGGAGCAATAAAGAGATTTAATACAAAAAAGGTTCTCAGTAATTTCAAGTATCTAAATTCGAATAACAATAACAATAACAATAACTATAATAATAACAGCCAATCAAATAATTCCGGTAGTAAGAGTCGCACACGTAAGAATCGCAAGTAAATAATTGATTTAGTTTCGTAACACGATACATAATCAAAAAATACTTATCTCTGTATAGAGAAATGTCAACCGTTGAAAGAGATGGAATAAAAGATTCGCGATATCTACAAAGAATACCCTTACCAGAAGTAAAATTAGCACCTAGTGAACGATTTCTGCGATCACTTGGACTTCTACCCGTTAAAACAATTATTGCTGGAAATACACAGAATATTGCAGATCGTGTTTATAAAGCTCGCGGGCCTGCCGCAATGAAAGCACACCGTGCCGCAACAAATGCTTATTATGACGAATTAGCAAGGCAGGGTACGGGTAACCCAATACTATCTGTAATACAAGAGAAAGGAACAGCAATACAACAGGAAGGAACAGCAATACAACAGGAAGGACAAACAGTTGGTGCACCAGCCGCTAGGATTACCGCTACAGATATCTATTGGGGTTATCATCAGCCAAGTAAACCAGAGGAAATTATATGGGGTGGTCATATTTTTTTAGGTTTATCAAGAGAGCAACAAGAAACTATATCTAGATTATCTAATAGCATACGTTCAGGAGATTCAACTGCAGTTAATGTAAATAACTATAAAATAGCTCTTGATAATTTAATAACTTTAAATGGACTCACTTATGATACGGTAAACACTACAGTATCTAACAAATCAATGTCATTTAGCCCCGATTTAATAAAAACATATTGGAATAGATATAATCGCTTTGATTATATCATAGAGACCGATGAAATTTATTTCTTTATATTTGACTGGATTAGTAAAAATACTATTTTTATAGAAGAACCATATATAATTTTTCCCTCAGCTGTCTCAGATTTAATAAGAAATACACTTGAAGAGAGTAGAATACCCCCTCCAGAGCCAGATTCTTATCCTGAATTTAATGAAAGAAAAAGAAAATTTATAAGAAGATTATATTATTCTCCTAATGGCGAGTCACAGAGTATATTAGATTCATTTATGGACCAAGAAGAACAAAATATATTTAAACCCAGATTGATGGGTGAATTAGATTTAAGAGAAACTCGGGTCAATACAATTTATGAGTTTGCAGATGGAGCATACGCTCGTCGTATGTATCCAAATATTGTACTAGAAGATTGTAAATTACTATGGTATCAACTCACTAGAATTACGCAAAGAATGCGCAAATTATATCCAATATATAGAGAAGAAGAAGTATATGAAGCAAATCAATCGCATAGTATTATTGATTTCTTTTTACAAAAGAAACTATTTAGTGAATTTGATAAAAAATATAGAATTATGACAGAACAAGAAAGAAGAAGCGCATACTGTACCAATTCAGCTCTTTTTTTTGAAAATACTGCACAAGGTAATTGTGGTCTAGATTCAATTGCTCAGATTTATGCACCATATGATATAACAGAAGCTCAACAATTTTATCAATATACTGCTCCTATTTCTATTCGATTAAGAGAATTATTAACAAGAGCATATGCTAAAGCACATACTAATATACCATTTCGAACTAGTGATGGAAATGGATTTAACAGAGATGGTATAATAACGGAAATAGATGGGACACAGAGAAATTTTCAAGAATATGCAGAATATATTTCACATGATAGAACCTGGCTTGCAGATGATGATATAAAAATATTAATGTGGTTATTAGGAAAAATTCCTTATGCATATATTGCACCAAGTATTGAAAACCAACAAGATATTAACGTTGACTTTGGAAAGAATAGAATTGAGTATACGATATGTAATTTAGATGGTAGGCATTGGAGATTAAAGAAAGGAGGCGAACGTCGTAATTGGGATAATGATTTACTCCATGCGGAAAATATCTTAAGATTATCAGGAGAAGAAATAATAAGATTGGAAGAAGATGAAGGAAGAAGACCTCTTCCTCGTGAACCACGAGAAGTAGTAGACCGACGAGTTGCAGCGGCAGCACAACAAGCATTACCAGAATCACCAGAAGCGGAAGCACAACAAGCATTACCAGCATCTCCAGAAGCGGCAGCACAACAAAGATTACCATTAACACCAGAAGCATCAGCAGCAGAATCAGCAATTGCAGCATCAGGAATAGTAGGAATAGAGAGTCAAGCGGCAGCAGTAGCATCTGTATTTTCGGCACCAGAAGCAGCAGCACCAGAAGCGCCTAGAGTTTCTGAAATAACCTCTACAAAATTGGACTTTAATATTCTTACGCAACAAATAAAACTATTAGCCATAACTTATAGAACTACTGAATTTGAATGTTTTACAGCAATTGAATATTTACATAAAGTACAGGCTAAACGTGAAAATAAAATGCAAGGAGGTAGTAAAACAAGAAAGAACAAGCGTAAACAGTAAATGTTTTTTTGATCTAAAATCGTTTCACGATTACTAATCAAAAAAAAAGGCTATATACCTTCTCATCCTTCGGCACCCGCTTGACCTTGAATCCACTAAACGGCTTCTTCTCCACCTGGTCCCGTGGCCGTGCCATATGGCAGTCCTCGGCAATAACCTTATAGAGGTCAAAGCTCGGATACTTTTCATTTCCATCCGCGTCAATCAGCACATTTTCTCGTGAATCTGTCACCATCCATGTCCACATTGTATTGAATAAATCCGACCCCGTTTCGCGCATCTCAATACCCTCCTCAGAGGACATGACACGCCCGCCCTTCTTCGGCTCCATCTTATGGGGAAATACAGCCTCAAAAAGGCTCACTGCGAGTCGGCACAGGTCAAATGACGGATTCGGCGTGACAATCGCCTCCTTTTTCACAGCAAACTCTCCAAAATTATACTGTGTTGCTGCATCATTTCCTGGACGGAAATCATCACTGTAGACTACCTTATCACCTAACTTGAATACAGCACGGCCGAAATCAATAATCTGGAAAATCTTTCCATAGGTCGGTACTCTCCATGTGGTTCCATCACGCTTGGCGTAGTACAAAAACTCCTTATCGGTCGATGACCAGACAATATTATTAGAGTGAAGGTCGTTGTGCGTCATCGAAAGCGTGTGCTGCATGGCACAGAGACCCGCAATCACCTGAAATAGCCAGGCTGACCAGCGTGCCTCCCACTCAGGCTCACCAGGCTCCGCACCTACGAGGCTATGATTCTCAAGAAGAGTATCCATGACACCCTCTGACCGCTCAAGGTACATGAGCATTACAGGAAAATCATTAAATTCGGCAAAGAAATGCGGGTCATCCTCTTCAGATTCTTCCTCCTCAGATTTATCCGATTCCTCAGACTGGCTGTGAAAACTCAGATTATCGGCCGTATGAATACTTCCTGTTTCACCAGGAACCGAATCCGCCTTCAAAGATTCATCCGCAGATGCCTCGGCATCCGAATCCTCTTCAGAATTTGTGGAGTCTCCACCCTCATTAATAAAGGAGGGCCGACGAGTCCAAAATGCTCTATCTGAGTCCGTTTCAAAATCCGCCTGCACGGCAAATCGCCTCGCATCCAGTCCTCGCCAGAACCAACGAGTATTACGAAAACTATCGTATTCTTCGCTGATATTGAACATATACTTATCGGCAATGGCTGTCATAGAGCCGTAGTAAAAGGGAAAATGTGGCGATGCATCGAGTTCACGGAGACGTGAGAGACTAAAGTAACTCAGTGCCTCCACATACGCCTGATTCATTGGGTCCTTCAGTTTCTCCTGAGCCCGAGCCCATCCCTTTGTGCGAGTTGGACTGGCAGGAGCAGTCGCAAATTCATAGCGACCCTTCATCCAACGAACAGGGTCAAGAAGATGAGTTACCTTACAATACGCCTTCTGTTTCCCAGTCTGTTTTCCATTCCCGAGTGTAATCTCGCAATCACCTTTTCCCGCCTCACTACTCTGCCCTTGCCAGCGCCACTTGTGGTCGAGCCAGGCCTGGGTCTTTGAATCAATTTCAAGAAGTGAATATGCCGGATGAGATAAACTGAGGTTTCGAAAACCAGACATTTGTGCCATATGTTCGGTCGTTAGAGTCTGTTCTATTAGAACCACTGGCGGAGGAGGGACACTTTTCAATGCATTATCCCATTGTTCTACAGGCATTCTTTCTGGTCGGGGTTAAGGATTGGGTTAAATTTCTAAAACGCGGAAAATAAATATGTAGAGATAATTAGAATGGCTGGTACAGTAGCAAAACAAGGAGCAAAAACAGCAATGACATTCTTAGAAGGATTAACTGGAATACGATTGCCTAAGCCGCCAGGACCTACGCCTGCGCCAGGACCTAAGCCACCTGGGCCGCCTGGACCTAAGCCACCTGGGCCGCCTGGACCTAAGCCACCTGGGCCGCCTGGACCTAAGCCACCTGGGCCGCCTGGACCTAAGCTGCCAGAACCTACACCTGTGGCTGCTGAAGTTGCTGCGGCTGCTGAACGTGTTGCGGCTGCTAAAGTTGCTTCTACTCTTCGTGCGGCTACTCTTCGTGCTACGCGTAGGCCACCTTTAGCCCAATTCCCTACTGCTCGAGCTCAAGCTGAAGTTCAAGCTCAACTGCGAGCTGCACCAGGAATACATGATCGTAATTATCCATACTATATTATTATTCTAGTAAGACCAGGAGCAAGACCTCCACGCATATCTCAAGGTTCGCGTGTATCAGGTTTTCCACCTAATGCTAGGCCTCATCCGCGTGCTGGTCCTGCTCCACTAACAGTAGGAAGACTGGCGCAACAAGTAGGTCGACAACCACGTGGAGCTAGAGGTTTTCAGTCGTTACAGCAACGACCTATACCAGGTTTAACAGCAGTAGAACGGAATGCCGCAAGAGCAGAGGAAGCAAATAGAGTTGTTGAAGATGCTTTTAATAGAGGAGTCTTTCAATTTGAGGTAGGGACGAATCAAGGACAACGATTTGTAGATATAGTTTATCGTATGCACTATGGTAGTACTACTAAAGGAATAACTGATATTTTACTACAGGATACTTGGCGAAGCGGTGCTATACAAGGAATTCAAGGAGTTGGAATGGCAGTTGAACATATTACTGCAAGAATTATAGCTGCACGTATTTTTATGGGATGTAGGCAAGTAAATTCAACTCCAGATGCCAGGAAAAGATTATTTATAATTCTGGGACGTTTATGGAATACTGGTGGTAATCTTAAATACGAATCAGAACGAATAAATAATATTCTTTCAGCATTAGATAAAATAGTTCATCAACGCCGCATATCATTTCGTCAAGCATTTACTGAATATACAAAACCTAAGCCGCCAGGATTTAATGTTGAAGTCTACATACAAAGAAATAGAGACGCTATAAATGGCATAATAGAAGCACTTAGAATAGAGGCTAGAGAGAAACCTGCTGATAGAGCTCTTATTGAGTATGCAATTTGGTATCTTGAAAGACTTCGAAATGTAGCATATCCTCTTCCAGCTGGTGGAGGAATTGTAGATTTTTCAAAGTACCCAGAGGATATAAAAAATATTATAACGGATGCGTGTTTTGATGCACTTGTATATAGTGATAAAGTACCCGCCAAATCTAACTCTTCCAATAAAAAGATAACAACAGAAAAAGAAGCAGGAGTCGTTATAGATAAACTTATTAATGATATTGATAAAATATGGGAAATATTTAATAGTGAGATTCTTGATAAAATTACATATAAAGAAATAAATGATATGATGACTAAAGCAAAGTTAATTACACCTGTAAATAATACAGGAAATAAACTATCAACCATAGAAAATGTAGATGGCGGATTCAGAAAAAACAAAACTCTAAATAGAAAGAAAAATATGCTAAGGAAAAGAAGTACAAGAAGAAAATTAGGAGGTGGTCCATTAAATATGGTAGGAAAAAGAGTAGGGAGTGCTGCATTAACAGCAGTAAAACAAGCAGAACGCGGTCTCTTACGGTCACAATCATTTGGCCATACTGCGCTTGGAATGGCCCCGATGGCATTTTCTACACAAGCAATGAATCCTAGACTATTACAAATTCCTGCATCTTTTAGATCGACTGTAAACGAGCGTGCGTTTCCTACGTCTAAAAATGCAAAAAAGGCCGGATTTAAGTGGAACAATATATTAAATAGTAATGCAGAAAAAACTGCGCAGGAGGTGGCTACTGGAGAAGAATGGGCAAAAAATAATCCAGGAAAGGCAAAAAAAATGAAGAATGAATATAATGCATTAATGAGGGAAAGAAGTGGTGCACAAACACATGGTAATTCAAAAATGAGTAATTTTAATGATATATTACGGAATTCAGACCCTAATATGGAAAATTATCATAAAAAATTAGGTGCTGCTGGATTAGGAGCTTTAGCATATAGCATATATGACCAGCGCCAAAAATTAAAAAATAAATCGCAAAAAAATAAAAAGACTCACGAAAATACTTTTAAGGGTGGTAGAAAATATAGAAAAGTCTATACATACAAAGTTAAAAAGCGTAGCAACTAAAAATCTCGTTTGCCGTCCCTATACAGAATGGCAGCCGCCTCCGCTATGAATGTATCCCTCCGAAAGTTCGATATGAAAAAGATTCCTCAAGACGCCGTGGCTGTTTTCATTGGACGTCGTCGTACGGGTAAGAGTACCCTTGTTCGTGACCTGCTCTACCACCACCAGAATATGCCGCTCGGCACAGTCATCAGTGGTACGGAGGAGTCAAACAGTTTCTACGGACAAATGATTCCGCCGCTTTTCATCCATGGAGAGTTTAGCCCTGTGATTCTGGCAAATTTCTGTAAACGCCAGAAACTCGTGATGCACAAAATCCAGCAAGACCTCGCCGTTGGAAAGCAGAGCAAGATTGACCCTCGCTCTTTTATGATTCTCGACGACTGTATGTACGACGATTCCTGGACGCACGATAAGAATATTAAGTACCTCTTCATGAACGGTCGTTGGCTCAAGGTCTTTTTCTTGATTACTATGCAGTATCCCCTCGGTATTCAGCCGGCTCTCCGAACCAACGTAGACTATGTTTTCATTCTCCGTGAGCCCTACGCCTCCAACCGCAAGCGCATCTATGATAACTACGGGTCGGCCTTTCCCTCCTTTGAATTCTTCTGTCAGGTGATGGACCAGTGTACTCAGAATTATGAGTGCCTTGTGATTGACAATACATCACAGAGCAATAAACTTGAGGACTGTATTTTCTGGTACAAGGCCGAGATGCACCCTGAGAAGTTCCGTATTGGAGCACCTGAGTTCTGGCAACACAGTGAGCAACACTATCGCGACAAAGACGAGGAGGATATTAACCAGTATGACCCGAGTGCAGCACGGAAACTCAAGGGACCTCCTATTAATATCCGTAAGATGTAGAGATGAAGAGCGACACAATAGCCATTTTATGTATACTTCTATTCGCATGTGTCCTCATGGGATGGTACGCAGTGGAAAGTACGACGGAGGGATTTGAAGCAGGTGAAGGTCAGAAGTGTGGAGTTGATATGCCTCCATGTGTTCATGGCACTCGTTGTATGAATGGATACTGTAGTTCTTACAATACTCCGATGTTACCGGCCGTTTCTCAGTTACCTGTCGAGCCTTCCGATCCTGGAAATCCTGGCGGCTTTCTCCACACTGAATAGAATGGCTAAGATGATGCGTTTAGGAGTCGCGGGTATGGCCCTTGTTATCTTATTTGCGGTACTGATGATTATGCCGATGCTGCGCAGCATGTTCCCCGGCCTCGTACAGGGCTTTTCCAATTACGATTGCAAGCGCGAGACAATGTGTCCTGAAGGAACGTTCTGCCAGAGCGACCAGTGCATTCCGATTGTGACTCGTGAGATGACAAATTCAGCGGGTGCCACAGGGTATTACGCGTAAATATCTGTTCTATGTTTTTTCAAAAAACTGTAAACAGACTAGTCCTTCTTGTCATCCTTCTCCTCCTTCTTCTCCTTCCTGCGCTCCATGGCCAGGTCCGCAGGGCCACTGAACATGCTTGCATAAGAGCCGACACCCGCCGTGAACGGTGAGGTATCGACCGCCTCAGGCTCAGGATGCTCAGAGCCTTGGAGCTGTTGCCCTGCCATACCCTTGACGCCCTTCTTGCGCTGCTCCGAATAAAAGGTGTCACGAGCATTCTCATTCTCCTTGTACTTCTTCATGAGCGTATTAAGCTGGTCCTCCGCATACTCCTGCTCGGCGACCGCATTCGGGTTCGGGTCCCACGGCAGCCACTTACCAACCTCACCCACAAAGACGTTGTGAATCGTGTCATTACGCTGAAGCTTCTTGGAGCGAGCTACGGCCTCGCCCTGAGTTCCATAGACGCCGCGAATCTTGAGACCACGTACAGATGTCCTGAAGTTGTTCTTTGCGTAGAACTCCTCCTCGAGACGGCTGCCATTCTTGTACAGAAAGTCCTCATAGGCCTCCTGGATAGTCGTCTCCTTGATTTCAGCCTGATTCTTGCGTACATAGCCCTCAAGGTCAGCGAGCACCGTCTCCATCTTCACCTGGCTCGTACGGCAAATGAGTGCAACACCCGAGAGGTCTGCCTTCTCCGCCTTGACAGCCTCCGCCTCAAGCTTCGAGTTGACGGAACGAACCGTGTCGGCAAGAAATGCCTCGAGCTTCTTTGTCTTGTACTGAATCTCATAGTCCTTTACGAAGGATGAAAAGAGAAACGAATCCTTACTGGCTAGGACCTTCTCCGGACTCAGAAAACTCAGTAGACAGAACTTCTGGCCAGGAATCTCCTGGTCCTCTTCAAGAAAGTCCTCCTTCTCCGTATAGTTAACCTCCTTTGACATTCTAAGGGCTTACTGGTATATTTCTTTAGGGGGTTTCCACGCAGCCGGTCTGCGCCCAAAAAATTTCTCACCTTCCAATATAAATAATGGATCTCGCTGAAGTTCTCAATCGCGCCATCAAGTATCTCATTGAGGGTATCGCCGTCGGTCTCGCGGCCGTGCTCGTTCCCCGGAAGGGCATTGACTTCCAGGAGGTCGTCGCCATCGCCATCGTCGCCGCGGCCGTCTTCGCCGTGCTCGACCTCGTCTCCCCGTCCATCGGTGTGACGGCTCGCCAGGGTGCCGGCTTCGGTATCGGCGCGAACCTCGTTGGCTTCCCGCGGTAAGCTTACGAAGTAAGCGAGCCTTCAGGATAAGCAATACAACTATCAACAAATCTACTATTTTTCTATGTCATAGATAAATAGTAAATGCGTATGTCAACGACAACTGTTGCATTTATCGTTCTTATATGCACACTTCTCTTCGGATGTATCATCGTATCGCGTTCATATTCTGAAGGGTTTGAGGTGGATGCGAGTGGAAATCAGATTCCGAGCCCCAATACCCCGACAAATCAACCGCCTGCTCAAGTATTCGGGAAAGTTATGGGTTATGGCACTTATAACACCGGGCCCATTTCGGACACTATGGTACCCCCTATGCAAATGCCAATGCAGAATTATGGAGCGACAGGGATTGGAATGGCAAGCCCAATGCAGAATTATGGAGCGACAGGGATTGGAATGGCAAGCCCAATGCAGAATTATGGAACGACACCCCCAATGTCTTTACCAATTGATGCACAAATTCTCCTGCCAATTCAGTCACCTACATTCAATCGTTACCGTGCAGCTTCTGCCATGCAACTCCAAGGGGCCCCCTACGGCCAAATGGGCCAAATGGCACCAATGGCGCAAATAGGCCCAATGGTTCCTAATTTGTCACCTGAAGCAATGAATCAACAAGCGATGCTTTTAGATAAATCCAATCAGGCCGCCGCAATGGGTGATATGGCTGCGGCAGCATCTCTCAAACAGGCCGCCTCACAAATTGGTAGGGGTTAAGTAGAATGCGTCTTTCCAATACAGCGCTTATCCTTGTTATTTTTGCCTCCGCCATTCTTCTGTCTGTGATAAGCCCTCTGCGTGAATACTTCACATCTCCTGGAACCATGGTGCAGCTGACAACGAGTCATGTACCCAATGCAGAGGACTATAACTACTACAATAATGTCTACCCAAAGATGGTGCGTCGTGAAATTGCCGATATGACAGGTGAGGACCCTGGTCAACTCCGTCCCTGGGTCTTTCCGTACGCCGGTGGATATTACTTAAATTGAGCGGATAAAACCCCAATTTAAATCTTCACAAATCTTCTGCCAGATTTTATCCTGGGTATAGAGTTTGTCCCGATTTTTCAGTAAAGGAAAATTCGGGAGATAGTCATCCAGTTCGAGCAGTTCACAGAACTTATACAGAACATATGAATACGAAAGGAAATTGCTGCGTCCCTTAGGGCAATGCTTCTGGAAATGCGGCTGAATCTCCTTGAACATATAGCGAAGTTTCTCCTCAATCTCACGATTCATCACAGGGGCATTTTTGCCGTTGAGACGATTTGTAATATGGGGCACGTGTTCATAGTATTTATTCGCCTTGATTTTCTTGAGAATCTCGCGAATCTTCGCCGGCTTCAGACCCTCAAGTTGTGTAATGCGCTCCTTCTTGAGCTCCAGTAAAATCTGGTCATAGATTTCCTGAGGAATATCGGTACACTCCTTGGCCTGGAACTGTGCCAGCCATTCATTGAAATGGTTAATGCGCTTATAAGCATAATAACTCACTTCACGCGGCGGGTCCTTATAACTCGGCTTATCACTGTCCATGAGAACAAACTCCTGGTGACCACATATCGCACAGCTAAACATGGCCTCATTGGCACTAAAAATCATTTCGGATGAGCATTCATCGCACAGTCCAAATCCACTCTCCGCCTCAACGGATGTATTTCTTGCATGACCAGGATCCACCTTCTGTAAATATTTATCGAGGAGTTTATCCCTTTGTAAATTCTCACCCTTCATCTCCTTTTTCAGATCCGTCGTGGCTTCACTGCTCTCGCCCGCCGCATCATGAAGGGCCGCAAGGACACTCCCCGGCTTCACATAATTCCTGGTTTTCTGGAGACTCTCCACTCCATTCTGAATCTTCTCCTGGATATCGTAATACTTGTAAAGGATATCACCTGTCTCCAAGAAATAATTCAATAAGTCATCCTCCTTGTCAATTGACTCAATCTCACGCTTCACTTCACGCAGGCGATTCTCCTTCAGATTCCTTTCAATAATGTTTTCACAAACCTCTATTTCTCGGGTCAACTGTTTTTCCTGTAGCTTTAGTGAGTCGACTCCCTGTTTCTGTTCAAGAAGCTGGGACATCTTCACCTGGTGAATTGCATCCAGCGTAGTACGAGCCTCCGGATTAGACCGCTTTGTTGGTCTTATCTTGAAGTAGGGTTCACCCATACTAAATTCTATTGAGTTTTCCCGAATCCGTTTAGGCATTCCAGAATAATTTTTCCTATTGCGCCAAAATTTTTTTCTAAGTGAAGGTTATAAACTAAAATGACAGGTGGTGGTCTTATGCAGCTCGTCGCCTATGGTGCCCAGGACGTCTACCTCACGGGTAATCCCCAGATCACCTTCTTCAAGGTGGTCTACCGCCGCCACACGAACTTTGCGATGGAGGCCATCGAGAACCCGTGGAACGGCGCGCCGAACTTCGGCAAGCAGGTCACGTGCACGATCCAGCGCAACGGTGACTTAATCTACCGTATGTACCTCCAGGCCACGCTCCCCAGCGTGTCCCTCCTGGCCTCTGACGGCTCAGGCGCGCAGTTCCGTTGGCTCAATTGGGTTGGTCACAACCTCATCGACTGGGTCGAGCTCCAGATCGGCGGCCAGCGCATCGACAAGCACTATGGCCAGTGGCTGCACATCTGGAATGAGCTCACGCAGGAGCCTGGCAAGCAGGCTGGCTATGCCAAGATGGTGGGCAACATCCCGCAGCTCACGAACCTGCTGGTTCAGGGTGGCGAGTCATGCGACAACTACTGCTCAGGCGGCGAGCCGAACAGCTCGAACGAGGTCCTCAACTGCTCCCCTGAGTACACGCTGTATGTACCGCTGCAGTTCTGGTTCTGCCGCAACCCTGGCCTGGCGCTCCCGCTCATCGCGCTCCAGTACCACGAGGTGCGCATCAACCTCCAGTTCAACGACCTCACGAATCTGTGCTGGGCCTACACCCCGCAGGCGTCGTCGTCGACGGCGATCCAGACGCGTGTTGGCAATGCCGGCCTCGTCGCGTGCTCGCTGTATGTTGACTACATCTACCTGGACACGGACGAGCGCCGCAAGTTCGCCCAGGTGTCCCACGAGTACCTGATTGAGGTTCTCCAGTTCACGGGCGGTGAGTCCATCACGTCCTCCAGCAACAAGCTGAAGCTGAACTTCAACCACCCGTGCAAGGAGCTCGTCTGGGTTGTCCAGCGCGACTCCTTCACGAGCTGCGACACGAACGTCATCAACCCGTGGAAGGGCCAGCAGCCGTTCAACTTCTCTGACTGGTGGGACCGGTCAGTCCTGGAGTCTGGCTACTCCGTCACGCGCGTTGAGGGCATGGCGGGCGGCAACCCGTGCGTCACGGCGCTCATCCAGCTCAACGGCCACGACCGATTCCAGGTGCGCGAGGGCCGCTACTTCAACGAGGTCCAGCCGTACCAGCACCACACCAACATCCCCGCGGTTGGCATCAACGTCTACTCCTTCGCCCTCCAGCCGGAGCAGCACCAGCCGAGCGGCACGTGCAACTTATCACGCATTGATAACACGACGCTGCTCCTCACGGTCTCCAACAACGCGGTTGGCACGGCGACGTCCTCCACGGTCTACGTCTATGCGACGAACTACAACGTTCTCCGCGTGATGTCTGGCATGGGCGGTCTTGCCTACTCCAACTAAACGCACAACTTCACAGTGGTGCGTGTTTGTATATTTTTATTTTAATTAAGTAAGTTTATAACCTCTTTATTCAAGTAGCTGTGCTGTTTGAATACAGAGAGAACTAAGTATATCACTTATTTCCATACAAAATAAAAAATATAGTCAGTATTAAAGCAGATAGAATTATAAGCAAAATAAGAATAACAAACCATTTATTCGAAAGTGTATCATAAGCAGCCAACTGGGATGGGGTTGGATGCTGAGAATTTTTGCGACAAATTGGACAGAATGGAAAGTCTAGATTACTAACAGCCCGTTTTTCGCGAATCCATTGCTTCCAACAGGCTGGGTGTACATGAAAATAACAACCACATGTGATATACTTACTACTCTCTACAAGAGCCTCTCCACTTTCATGAGTGAGTTCAAGACAGACAAAACATTCATTGTCAGGAGTCACCGCAGTGAGTTCTGTAAGTGAATTCGTGGACGAAGATGGCTTCATTACAAAAATATCGAGATATTTCTATAAGTAGATTAATTTGCTATCCGCCGCCGCCGAAGAACAGGCCCTTGAATTTCAGTGGGCACATCCAACTCTTCACCGCTCATCCAGGTCGCAATCTTGCTAACGCTACCTACAATTCCAAAGAGAAAGGCCACAAGCATCGCCTTATACATACCCTGTGAATGGAGCATAAGACCCATAAGAACTTGACAGAAACTACTGTCCATTACAACAAGACTCTGTACAAAACCCCAAGCACCTCGTGGTGCACAGAAGCACATATAGATATGAGTTGCCGACCATGCTACAAAGCCAATTCCTACTGCAGTTACAAGACCCCAGCCACCAACCTGCTTGCATGTATTGGAACAATATTCCCTATATGACATGAACACTTTGACAGTAGTCCGGTCAGCCTTATGCCTCAAATTTTTCCCGTCGCTCATGTAGGATGGATATTTCAAATACTACAGATTCTCAAGACCTGGTCTTTATCGGCACGGCGGCCGTATTTGTAGAGCTTATCACTCTTTTTCTTGTTAAATATGCCGGATCTAAACCCACCGTGGGCACTATGGCACTTAATGATTGGTACGAACGCTTTGGCATTTTTGCTGTGGGTGCAGATGTTATGAGTCTCATGATTGGCGTTGTAGCCGCTCGTTTCCTCTACACGTATTTTTTCAAATCCGTCATGGACTGGTCCCCGCTCTATTTTATGCTCTGTGTAGTGCTATTCCAGCTTTTCCACGACCTCTTCTTCTATTTTACGACCATCAAGGGCCTCCCTCGCGGTTATAATGAAATGATTGATGTATTCCAGGATTATGCCAAAGAGAATGGAGCAAAGATTCTTGTAGCGGATGCACTCATGGTAATCGGTACGGCAGGAGGTGCGATGTATCTAAAGTCAGTTCCTCTCCATTTTGTGTTTATTGGTCTACTGGTGCTGCTTTATGCGCTCTGTTTTATCCTGTTTACGGCACCTACACCTACCACTGCACAGGCCTATCAGGCATCTACACCTATTCCTAAGGCGACTCAGGGTCAAGAGGCACAGCCCCCATCGAAACAGAATTTCCAACAGGACCGTCGACAGGGACTCCTAGACCCTGGGAGTTTTGATCCTCAACAATTACACACTCCGTTCGATCCGCAAGCAGGATATTAAGAGCAGCAATACGACGCTCCAACGCCCCACCGCGCTGTTTCTTTGATACATGTTTCCAATGCCATTCAAACGAGAGCGCATCATGTTTTGTAAAGGGTCCTACATAACAGTGCCGCCGCCACGTCTCTCCTGCGGCCACTTTTGCCCTAGTGGCCCTCGCACCTCCCACAATTTCTCCTCTATGCTGACGCAACCGGCGATCTACATCGACAGTTGCACCAATATACGTTGCTCCACCTGAAGAGACTAGGCAATAGCAGTACCAGTCCATTCTAGTATGTTAAACAGTTCGTTTTAAAATAGCCATAGAGCTATCTTGAAGTATATAGATATATCCCAATTCTTGAAGATTTGTTACAAGTGATTCATGCGGGCCATAAATAATAAAATACTTAGGATGAAATTTACAGGCGGCTTCATAATCTGATAGTGTAAAAGGATGAAGAATTACAACATCTACATCTCTTTGAAGAGAGAGTTGAGGAACAATCGTATTCGCTAGACTTGCATTGTGAATTTCAATAAGTTGTCCACCAGGCCGCCCCTTCCAAAATTCAGTTGTATCACTAATATGAGCAGGAGAAACATCAAGTGCTAGAATTACCATTGGTATGAATGGTACACGAGATATACCTCCAAGAACGCATCCAAGTAGACTATACTGTCCATTTCCGCATTCAGTATCAATAATAATTTGAATCGTTAAATCGTACTGAATGAGTCCGAGTAAACAGCGATTATGAAGTAGCTCCATATTAAATATAGGATATACGTTTGATTCAATTGTAAGGCCAGATTTCTTAAAAAATTCATCATGATGAACTGGATTCATGATATGCACATTTTTATCTGAATCTTCAATGCGAAGAAATCCTCGTTCATTTAAATACCTACTATAAATATCAAAAAATCCGTAGTGATATGCCTGACAATTTGCCGCAATACATTCATTAAAATAAAGCGCATATTTCTTTCGATCCTCATTTGTTCCGAGAAACGGATACTCTGGATTATTCCAAATGTTCGAATCCACTTCAAGCGGTGGAACTACATTATACACATATACTGTGAGATTCTTGATGTGCGAAACAATTTCTCGAAGTCCCTCAAAATAGGAATCAACAATATTCTTAATAACTGTTTTGTACGGCATCATCTCTTTGGATACATACTTATGAACATGGCAGCGGCAATCAATCTCTCCAAAGGAGAAAATAACAGTATCACCCTCCACAACAGGAAACTTTCGTAGGTCAAGACGACTAAGCCTATCGCGACCAATTGAAAAAGCGAGTGTAGGTCCAATACTATTAGGTCTCACATACCGTAACTTGTTAAATGGATGAACAGAATGACTGTCGCCAAATGTAAAAATAGTCATCTTATAAAGAGTATCTGCTCCATTCTTAAAGCCGTTTAGTGAATATTTAAAGTAAAAGATATCTAGTATATATAAAATATGTCAATTCAAGTATTAAATGGAAATGATATCAAGTATTCGCTCGTATATGTAACTATGGAAGATATCAAAAATCTTAAAATTCTTGAACAAAAACATCATGAGATTGTTGGATATGGACTCATGGATGATAATACATATACATTTCATTCGGTTGAAGATAATTACTCTCACCCCATTATGAATCATTGGACAGAAGGAATTTTAAAGAATTATGATAATCATACATCATGGATTCTTCTCAAGTTGCATCCCTGTAATCTATATAGAATTATGGTCAATCTCTGTAAGCCCAGTAATTATGTATGTAATCTAGAAAACTTTGATGTTTGGAAGACAGATGCAAAAAATTGCTATACAGCAGTTATAACAGAACTAGAGATGGATTAATCTAATCCAGTACATTGAAGATAATGCGCCCTACAGAGTGGCTCATACATTTCCTGACCACCAATCTCGACTTGATTATTCTTTGACTTTTTTTCACTATAAGTGAATAGGGCCTCCATAGGTATCTTACAACGCTTACAGAAGGCGTGGCGCTTTTCTACAGAGTCACAGTAAGGAATGAGTTCCAGAAGTTCACCAAATGGTTGCCGCTTTGTATCACCATCAAGTCCAACACAGATGACATCCTTCTTATCAGTTTCAACTGCATGTAGAACAAATTCTTTGAGACCTTGAAAGAATTGCGCCTCTTCAATAATAATTAACCGTGCATCCATATACAGCAGAGTAGGTAGAACATTATCAAGATGGCGAATGGCAAGCGCAGGATATCTCTCCTTATCATGACTTACGATTTCAGGTTTCTCACTGTAACGAGTATCGCTACTGTGAGTAATCACAAAGATGGGCCAACCAATTGCATTATACTTACGAATGGTACCAAGAAGCTCAGACGACTTTCCTGCAAACATTGGGCCAAGGATGATTTTGAGACTCATTGTATACTGTATAGGTAATGGTCGGCGCTACTTCAAATTTAGCATCCTTGTCTATCAAGTGGAATCACATCAAAATAGGTCATTCCAAACTGAGTACCCTTTGGAGGCACATTGATACGCACAAATGCCCATTCACGGCCGAATGATGGTATAAAAACCTTTGAGTGACTTATACACCAGTCAGGAATATCAAGATTACTGTAGAGAACCTTAATTGCGTCAGGTCCTGACATATCCCACGGATAGCAGCCGCCTGCGTTAATCGTAATCATACCACCCTCTGGCATCCAATTGAGCAACTTCTCAAAAAGACCAGCCCACATTGGGTCATTCATATCAGGGTCCACTAGGTCTACATAGATACAATCATAGACACGCGGCTCCTCAAGAATCTTGAAAATATCACTGTGCTCCACTGTGAGTCGCGGATCATCAAAGACATTTCCGCCAAGGAAAACAGTTGTCCAACGCGGTTCCTTCTCACGGAAATGTGTAACAAGTTCCGTGTCCCAATCAATCATCGTTACTCGTGCATCTGTGCGTTGTCCAAGACGCGCTAGAACAGCACGCGCCGTTGCACCCTCCCCACCTCCAAGAATACAAATGCGGGACTTTGTAGCAAGGCCTTCATGAACTCCTGAAACGAGATTCATATGATAGAGATGCTCATCTGCTACAGAAGACTGTAACACACCATTTACAAATAGTGTGCGCCCAAAAAGAACTGTATTGAGAATATCAATCTTCTGTTTGGCTGTCTGAAAACTCAACGAGCCCTCAGGATAATAG